ATTGATAGTGATTCAAATCAACTTACATATAATCCATCAACCAGAACCTTCAGTGTTCAGAATGTTGTTGCAACTACTGTTACTGGTGTTACTTTTACAGGTACTGCAGAACAGGCTAATTTTATCAATGTAGATGAAACTGGTTCTAATCTAAACTATCAAGTATTGTTTAGTACTAATCAGGCTGCTGGTTATCAAAGACCTTATATTGATAGTGGTTCTGGTCAATTTATATACAACCCATCGACTAATCGATTGACTGTAGGAAACTTTACCGGTAATGGTGCAGGTCTTACTAATCTTGCTGGTGATAAGATTACGACTGGTGTCATTAATGTAAATAGACTTCCCGATGCATCTACTAGTGCTCAGGGTGTTTCTAAACTAAACAATAGTATTAGTGGTACTTCTCAGACTGAAGCGGCATCATCAAAGGCTGTAGGTGACCTAAAGTCCCATGCAAATAACGCGTCAAATCTATCTGCAGGCACTGTAAATCCAGCAAGACTACCCGCAGCAACAAATAGTTCTCAGGGCGCAGTCATCCCCATTAATACATATCCACCTACATCCACATCTACTGTTCAACCACCAAGTGCTGATGCGTTTAGAAAACTATATTTAGCCACAGGAAATCTTATTCCTCCTGGTTCAAAAATGCTGTTTTATCAGACTGCAGCACCAACTGGTTGGACAAAACTTACTGTTGACAATAACAAGGCACTTAGAGTTGTGAGTGGTAGTGGTGGTAATAGTGGTGGTAATGTATCATTTACTGGTGCATTCACAAATAGGAGTGTTCCACTACCTTCCCACAACCACTCAGCATCTTCGGGCAATCAAAGCGCAAATCATACCCACACTGCTGCTGCAAACTCTGCAACTGCAGCTCACTCTCATGGTGGTAGTGCAAGTGGTGGAGGTCACGGTCACTCAGGCAGTGGAAGTGTTTATGTTGGTGTTCTTGGTACCAATTCTGCTACTGGTGCCGGTGGTGGTAATAATACATATGTTACTGGAGACAATAAGGGCAACCAGGTGTTCGGTGTCAGCGTAGGTGGTGGAGGTCATAGTCACAGTGTAGGAACCAACACTGCAAATGCACCACACGCGCACCCAGTTTCAATCGGTTCACAAAGTTCAAACCACTCTCACAGTATTACTGTCGCTTCTGAAGGTACCTCAGGTGCATCACTGAACTTCCAGGTTCAGTACATCGATGTGATTGTTTGTAGAAAGGACTAAATATTCTTATTCACCTCCAATCATAGGGGGGTTGAGGGGAGTTATTTGAGCAACATTAATTCCCTGTTGAAGGGCATGAGCATAAAGTTGTTGATTTTGGTGATTTGCTTCTACTACTTCATTTCTGAAACTTTCTACAGCAGCTCCAGTTTGATTTGATTTTTGTGCAATCTCTACTGCCATCACAGGCATCCAAGACACCGCACAATTCCATTCGTCAATTTCCTTACCGGTATTAGGATTTGTTCCTCTTACACATGTATACCAGGCACATTTATGTTCAACACATTTCTTTTGAATTAATGGACAAAATTCACCTTTTTTCATGATATATCATCATACCTGAAAAATATTTATATGTACAGGTATAAATAAAAACAACGGATAAAACATTATAGATAATGTCTTTACTTAGGGCCGACAAGATAGCCAATAGGTTCAATAACAGTGGTCCTATTATTGTAGGTCCTTCTACTGTAAGTGGAAACTTTACTGTTACTGGAATACTTACCGCACTGGGTATCGGGGTAACAAACAATGTTCTGGTTGGTGGAGCACTAACTGCCAAGTTCATCAATGCAACAAATAGTGCATCATTATTCAATTCATCTCTTACTGGTATCACCACTGCCGGTATTATCACCGGTGCAACGTATTTTGGTGATGGTGTCAATCTAACAGGTATTGTAACTGAAATTCAACCTGGTCCTGGTATCCAGATTTCACCACTATCTGGTAAGGGTAAACTTACAATCTCGGCAAATGGAGTTGTAGTTTCTGGGTATTCAACTAATTCTGGTCTTGCAACTGATGTAAAAGGTGGCACAGCTGGTGCTATCTTGTATCAGGCTGGTTCAAATGATACTGCATTCACTGCATCCGGTACAGCAGGAGAAATTCTTCAATCACAGGGAACTGGAACTCCTGTTTGGACATCACTTGCAGCAATTAATGTCTCGTATGCAGACAGTTCAGGTATTTCTACTAACCTAAAAGGTGGTTCTTCTGGTAGAATTCCTTATCAATCAGGTCAAAATCAGACTGCATTCCTACCTATTGGTCCCACAGGTAATCTTCTTTTAGGTCAAGGTACAGCTGCACCAAATTGGATTGACCCTAAGGCAAATCTGGATGTCAGATATGCAAGACTATCTGGTATCTCTACGAGTGCTATTGGTGGTGTTGTTGATACAAATTCACTTATAGTTTCTGGTATTACCACACTTACTGGTGGTAATGTAGTTATAGATAATGACCTTCGTGTTACTGGGGTAACAACTGCAGCCAATATGGTTGTTACTGGTGTTTCTACCATTGCAACTCTGAATGTAGGTACGGGAGCTGGTGCAACAGTTGGTGTTACTACCATTCTGGATGAAGATACCTTTGTTTCAAATAGTAACGAGGCACTTGCAACTCAACAATCAATTAAGGCATATGTTGATGCACAAGTAACGGCACAAGACCTTGATGGTACGGCTGATACTGGTACATTTGTTGTTGACCTTGACAGTCAATTACTGGGTGTAGTTGGTACAACAAATGAAATCTATACTATTGGTTCTGGTCAAACCGTAACGGTTGGTCTTGACACCAATGTAACTATTCCAAATAACCTTACAGTTACTAATCAAACTCAACTGTCTGGTATGACCACCATAAGTGGTCTGTTAGATGTCAATGGAGTTATTGATTCACAATCATTAAATGTCTCTGGTGTAACAACACTTGCAACTCTTGGTGTTTCTGGTGTTACTACAACTCAGTTCCTTGATGTTACTGGTGTTTCTACGATTGCAACACTCGGTGTTTCTGGAGTTTCTACTGCACAGTTCCTTGAGGTAACTGGTGTATCGACTATCGCAACACTTGGTGTTACTGGTGTTACCACTACACAATCTCTCCAAGTCATTGGTGTTACCACAACTGGTACATTACTTGTCGGTGGTAGTGTATCCACTCCTGGTAGTACTGATTACAGTTCAGTTACACTAAGTGGTCTTACTCCTGGTTCTTTCAATACAACTTATGTAAGACAAACAACTGGATTTGTTCTTGATAATGGAGCAGTAGCAAGTGGTAGTGCCCAATTCCATGCTGATAGTAATTACTATTATTACATAGCAGCATCTGGTTCTAATCCTAATGGAAGAGTTCTAATCTATAGTGAATTGGACAGCAGTTGGGTTGTCTTCTTTGATGTGAGTGGCGATTTTAGTGAGGGAAATGTATCAGAGAATGATACAATTGGTTCTGGAAATGTATTCAATGACCTTGTAACCTCAACCAGTGTTACTGGAGATGGTAGAAACGTACCTCAAGCATCTAGTGATATTGTATATTCAACCTCTGGTGGTGGTTCTACTAGTGGTATTGGAGTTACAATCACAACTGATGGTAATGCAATCTTCTCAGGTATCGTTACTGCATCAACACTCAATGTAACTGGTACATCAACTCTTGGTTTCACTACCATAACCGATAATTTATATGTAAGTGGTATTACAACCCTTGCAGCTAATGGTGGTATTACGACAACCGGTGGTGATTTATATATTGGTGGTGATTTATATGTTGGCGATGATATTGTATTTGATGAGGACAATGGTAGAAACCTGAATATTACTGGTGTTGGTACAATCAACACTCTTGGTGTTAGTGGAGTTGCAACAGCACAGTTCCTTGAGGTTACTGGAGTAGGAACAGTTGCAGAACTGACTGTTACTGGTAATGCTGGTATCGGTAGTTTAGTTGTTACTGGTGTTACTACAACTCAGTTCCTTGATGTCACTGGTGTTGGTACAATTCAAACTCTGGGTGTTACTGGGGTTACAACCACAAAAGAACTGATTGTAACCGGTGTTTCTTCACTGACTGGTTCATTAGTTGTCTCGGGTATCACAACTCTTGCATCTGATGGTGGTATTACGACAACCGGTGGTGACCTTTATGTTGCT